GCCAAGATTATGATAATCAACATAAGAGAAAATCTCAATATGATCTTCATATGTGTCATACGTCGTTCCAGATGCCCAGTCGACTCTAGAAATAACTGGTTGCATATCTGACTCATAAATCTTCTTCATACCAACCATACTATAGTAGAATTCATTTTTACTATTAGTGGTATAAATTACATTCTCAACATTAGCTGGATCATTTCCTGTAAAGGAATTTGATCGACCGATTGTAATATATGCATTACAAACAGATGAGTTAGATAGATCGTCTTTGATTCTATCAATGAGAAAATTGCTAAAAAGAGGTGTTATGAGAGATTTCATTGATATTTCAATTTCCTGTTAGCGTTACAATACTAAATTTATGGCTAGTTGCAAGATTTGGAACAACATGATACACAGAAGAAGTCACATTTCCATAGAACCAAAGGTTGAGATCAATATAGTTGCTTATAATTGCATTTACTCTAGCGTTTTGAGATGTTGCTCTCTTCAAGTAAATTATATCATTGGTATTAGATGAATAAGGCGAGTCAACAGTCAAAACAGTCGCATTAGAGATATTTATTACTTGTCTAACCTGGTTTGCAACCATGATATAGTCATTGGCTACCAATTGCGTTGTGAATAAAGTTCCAGTACCAACAACAGTTGTATTAGTATCATACACAGTGACTGTTCCTGTTTGTGCTGTGTACACATTTGCAGTAGCAATATTCAATGAGACATTGTCTCCAACTACAACATACTCACTCAACACATTCGCATTTCCTGATATGACGAGGCGAGTGTTTGATAGAATTTCAAGGGCTTTACCACTTGAATATGTTTGAAAATCACTATTTACGACAAAATGCGTCGCATTTGTTACAGAGATAACTTCTCTAACTTCTTCACCAATTCGAATAATATTATTTACAGAAACAATCGGAGCATCAGGATTTGGCGCCAAGTTTCCTGCATAAAGTCCATCATAACGAGAGTTTGGAAGAGCAATAACCTCGTTTCCAGTGGCGTTTGAAGCGCCAAGAATTCGAAGGAACATTGTATTACTTGTTGCTAAACCTTGTCCACGATAGATAAAGTCACCATATACTTGAATTTGCGTATTGCTTACTACATTTGAAATGACTCTACTGATTGGAAGTCTGCCAACTGCAGCCTCATTATCGATGATCAATAGATCACCAACGTTTACTCTATTATTTGCATAATCAACGCTTGATGGGGCTGGAACAAACAAAGTAGAAGTGCCTACAACCACATTTGAGTATGAGTTTGCAACAGTAACTGTTCCAGCTCCAGCACCATCAGTTTTGTTCTTCGATAATATTGCAGTGACATTTGAAGAATGCTCAACTGCTCTTTCAATGTCTTGCTTAGAAATAGTCTTTGCAATCAACGACATACCTGCTGGATGAGCAATATTTTTGATTGTCGTTTCATAATCTACTAAATTTTTCTCTGATTCAACAACATAAGAGAAGTTATGATAGACCTTACTATCTTGAATAACTTTATCAGCACTAGTAAATCCATCAGTATTCAAATAGAATCCGTTGAACTCGATCAATCCATTAGCGAAGAAGGCTTTTGCTTTCGCAAGACCATTACCATACTTCATTGGGTTTGGAAGCCCATCAGCAATAACTTGAGATGCATATTGCTCTGGAGCTGGAACGTTCATTGAAAGATTAGAGTTGCAATAAACGCCATTTGCTGTGATCAAATCTGAAGTATTGCTGAATACTCCAGAATAATCATATAATCTAAGAACACCAGTGGTTGTGTTATACGACTTCACATTTGCTCTAAATGTTGCCGTTGCTAAACTGCTTCCCTGATAAGCATACTCAGTTTCGTAAAACACATTAGATTCTGGAACTGGATTGATAACAGTATCAAGAACCTTCATAGAAACGTTTGGTGTGGCAACATAATCATAGCCACGATAAATGAGGCGAATATCTTTTACGCGACCAATTGCAGAAGTGTTTACAATATTTTCAACGCCATCGCCAAATAGATATGCCGTTAGCACTGGCTCTGTTCCATCTAAACGCTGAATAGTATTTCCAGTTCCTGTTTTCTTGAATTCGCTATTTACAACCAGATATGTGTTATTTACTACGCTCACAACACGACGAATTTCATTATTGACTTTGATTAGGTGGCGAGTGTTCGCACCACTACTTCCAGCAAAAGATGTTCCTGTTCCGATAACTACGCGACTGCCAGTTGATACATTTACTGTTCCTGTCAAAGAAGTCAATGTCTGACTTGCTCGTGTCACAAAAACTTCTGGTCGTGCAAGATATCCTTCACCTCTATTTGTAATCTCAACAGATGTGATACGACCTCCTGCGCCGACAGTTTTTACTCGACCAGAACCACCATATCCACGACCATGAAATACAAAGGTGTCATTTACTGAATAATTCGATCCGCCATTTAGAATGCGAACATGCGAGATCAAACCAAGATCTTTGAATGTCTGCCAAGTTTGTCTCTTTAGAACTCGTTGATCATCATTTTCATAATCATATGCTGCTGATAATTGAGTATCGTAATGAGACTCAATTCCTAAAGTTGGCGATTGTCTAAATCCAGCACCACCATTGAGAACAGAAACAAGTGCAATTCCACCTGTATTCTCAGTCACAAAGTCTAAACATTGTATAAGTTTACTATCTGCATTTGCTGGAACATTATTGCTTGTCACTGAGTTTATAGTAAAGACCTTTCCGCTGCCACCTTCGTTGAGTGCGCGAAGCGTTTGACCCGAAAGAACTGTCTCAACAGTAAGTCCAGTTGCAACTTGAACATCGTATAACAAAAGACCGCCTGTGTTATTTGTTGGTCCACTCAATCCAAATATTGTATTATTAGGAGTTGCAACTTTACCTGTGAATTTTGCATCAATATAGTTTGTTCCATTTGCCCAGAAAAGTTCATTATTGATAAAATAATCGTCTTTATCTGTTTCTGTTACGTTCAATAGAACGTTTCTGTTGTTTAGAGTGAGTGCTTGCAAATTTGCAGCACTAATAAGACTGCTGCTTGTATAATCGATTACAGATCGATCATATGTGATGCTCTCAGAAAAATTCTTTTCGCTATTTGCATCAACAGTCTCATTTAGAACCACAACGCGCAAATCGGTGAAAGAGTTAGAGCGAGGATCATCGCCTGTGCTTCGGTAGACAATAACTTCTGTATTTGAATATAGACGATATCCATATCCAGGAAATCTGGTTGTGACGGATTCAATAGAACCAAGAGTTACATTACCGACAATTGCAACTGCGTCATTTGCCTCACCTGTAAGACCAAGACCACCAACAACAACGATTGGATCACCGATGTTATAATATAATCCACGACGACGCTGTGTTGGATCTGTTCTAATATTCGAATCAACTTTGATATTAGAGATTGTACCAACAATTCTTTCTAGAAACTCTCTTTCTTCACCTTGTTCATCGACATAAGTAATGCTAATTTTTTCGCCATTATTGAAATACTGCTTTACGTTTGAGACATAAATCTCAATAATTTCTTTTCCATTTGTTTTATCAATGGTTCGATTTGCAGTTTCAACAACACAAGTTGCACCTGATTCAGTTCCTGTTACAACTCTCTTATTCAGAAGTTGCACATTTACACTTTTGTTTGAATCACTAGACGTAATCTGAAATGCTTTTGGTTTTAGCCATTTACCATCCGATGCAATTAGAATTTCTTCTTTCGGGTAAACAACTTCAATATCTTCGGCAAATAATGCTTTGAATAACCACTTGAGCGATTCTTCGCTACCTTTTTTGCTATAAAACTCTCTTGCACTTTTCAAAATCTTTTCAGTGCTGAGTGCAGTTCTTTCTGGAAAATATGGTAATATTTCTTGTTTGAAGTATCGAATAAACTCAGATGGTGTGCTATCAATGTCACGATATGAATCAATATTCATGGCATGATAGATTGTATTGCCAGCAGTATTAGAAACACCGTCTGGATTATTTGTTTCTAGCCATTGATAATACAACTCAATGAAACGCTGAAACTTTGGGTGATCTGCTCTGATAAAATCAGGTAACTGTGTTTGAACCAGCGCAGATATTGTTTTTTCTGTCACAGACATAATTAGCCCACAACTGGTGTAATGACTGTTGTTACGCTTCCAGGATCAGATAGATCCATAGTCACAATTTTATTTTGTGACGATGAGAATACTTTTCTTGCTGGTATTGCATGAACGACTAGAGTTCCAAACGGATCAGATACAGAAACAGGTTGGAAATTGTTGATTTTCACAATACCTGTTTTATAATCAATGACACCGATATTTGCATCAATTGTTTTCTTTACTGGAGAAACTTCGTCAAAGTAATAGATCTTTAGACGACCAGTTCTTCCCTGAAGGTTTACATCAAGTAGAGCGCCAACTCCACCACCACCAACAACTCTTGCGCTTGCTGATGTATAATCAGAACCAGTATTTGTGACCACAATTTTCTTTATTTGTCCATTTACAATCAGTGCTTCAGCTGTTGCGCCTTGTCCATCACCTTCGATGATTACTTCAGGTGTTGTTGTATACCCACTACCTGGAGCAAGAACAGAAATGTCATCAACTCCAGTGTATGATTGGATAACTTCTTCGATATAGCAATCTCTCAAGACACCAGTATCATCATAGTATTTGAATGATGGAGTAATTTGTATATGATCACTCACTGTTCCTTGGATCAGTTCAGTATTGAAATCAAGTGTATAAGATAGACGTTTCGTGCTATCAGCAAAGAAACGTTTCTCGAGAGAGATGAAGATATCATTGCTGACAATTGAATTGTCGCAGTCATCAACAGCTCTAGAAATCTGAGAAACTCTAAAGATAGAATTGAAACTGTTTAGATTTGTTGATGCAAAACCGCGAATTGCAGCAATAACTGCAGCGTTGACCTCAGAAGAAGTTTTATTGGTTTTTGTTGGATCATACCAAACTTCAGCGCGCACATTCACATAGTTATAATCAGCTGGAACATATTCTGGTGTCACAGTAAGAACACTGAATGGCTTTAGAATATTTGTTTTGACATGTTCAATTTCAGTTGCAGTAATCTCATATCCACCAAGTGGCTTTGCTGAGAAGAATACCTTTCCATATACAGGAGGATTCACTTCCTCACCACCCCATACATTGACTGCATCAAAATATGGATAATCGCGATTTACAAGAGCAATATAATCGTTCTTTGTTACAGCACGATTTTGAGAAATGTATGCCTTTGGAGCAGTAAAGCGAATCTTATCGATAGTTTCTGCAGCAGCACCAGAAGAAGATTCATTCACTAGTGTGACATCTACTGATGTATTTCCGCCTAAAATGGTATCGAGAAGTTTGAACGAGCGCAATCCATTTGCATCAGATCCGCTAGTTACAATATAAGATACGACAACAATATTACCATTTGTCAATTTCTTTCCGATAATTCCATCACCGAAATAGATTTGATATTTTCCATTCTTATTTTCTTCAAGATAATAAACTCTTGCATTTGCATCAACATCTGTCGCGTCTTGAGATAATGTATATGATTCTAAATTGGCATTTTCTGCTGATACTTGAACAGAAACTTTTAGTGTTTCAGTATCAATTCCCCCATCAGGAATTTCAAAATACTGTTTTGGGTTTGTTTGCTCATCATATGCGAATGTGAATCCAGTTGGCTGTCCTTCTTTGATTTCTACATTTTCAACTACAAACAATCCAGTATCAGAATTTTTTGTTGCAATTCTGCTTGATGGCGTAACAAAAACATAGTTGGCGCCATCCTTGCTCTCAGAAACAAAGCGAGTAAATCGAGGAATTAGAACAGCACTGTTTGAGTCGTTTGCAACTGGAGTAATTGTCAGATCAACTGCAGCGCGAGCAGCAACTCTAGAGCGAGGAGTATATCCAAGAAGTTTAGCATGAGACACAACAGACTGACGAGTGAGTGCAGTATCAATAAACATCTCATTAGCAACCATATTCAAATAATATCCCATATAATGAGTATTATATGAAAGAAGATCAAGAAGCACAGACATGCCTGATCCTTCAAAATTATAATCGCTAAATTCTGATTGAGACTTGAGATAAGCCTTTAGATTATCTCGAATTTTATCAAAGTCTAGTTCTGCGACTTTGAGTTTTGCATCTGAATTAGCCATTTAGCGTACTCGTTCTAAAAAGAATGTTACAGTTATAGGTTCGATTGTATTACGAACAAAGAAAGATAATGTTATATCATATCGATCTTCGTCGTAATTTGGAGCAGCAGTGATTTCTTGAATCTCAATTCTTGGCTCATAGTTCTTTAGAGTCTGAAAGATTGCATCTTGAATCAACGAAGTTGTGACATTGTCAATTGGTTCAAATAGAAACTTTCTTAGGTTTGATCCAAGTTCTGGCTTGAATGGTCTTTCATAGTGACCTGTGAGAAGAAGGTTTCGAATTGATTGAGAAATTGCATTCTCATTGAGTTTTTTGGATATATCTTTCGTCACAGGATGTGCTGTGAAGTCGAGGTCAAAATCCGAAAATTTTCTTGCAATTAGACTCATTCTAGTGTTGCGCTATCCAATGCTGTGCTCAAAGAAGTTACCACGCTACCCTTTCCGACTTTATTGAAGAGGCTATATGTCACGCTATCTGTGTCTGCAAATTGCGAGGCTAAACCAATGGCAGAAGTTGCATATTCTACTTTATTCACCGAGTTTGCAAAGTTGTTCACGTCTGCCGTTCTTATATCATCGAGAGTGCTTTTTTGATTATTTAGTAGTGTTATCGTCTCCGATACAAGAGTGGATATCTGCGAAGAATTGGCGACTGGATCTAGTGTTTTGATGAGATTCAGATTTCTTGCAACATCCAATTGTAGTTTATTCGTAACTCCCTGTAGACTATCATCTGCGAATAGTGCCGAAGCGGTGTTTTTTATAAAGTCGTCTGCAGTATCAGTCCCCAGACTCTTGAGTGTATTTCCAGTATTCATCAACTTTTTTAGATCTGGAACAGAGTCGCTAACGGACTCTGTGAGTCCAGATAACTGGCTGGTGTGTGTTTGAAAAGAAGAGAATGAGGTTTGCATATTACCCAATGCAGTGGTGAGCGATGATAATTGTCCACCAGAGAGAACAGAGGTGAGTGCAGCATCTCCAAGCGTAGAAGTCAGACCTGAAATTTGATCGCCGATTGCAGATTCAAGAGCTCCCATTGGGTTTTCTACTAGGTTTGAAAGTTGACCTGCAGCGTCTTGAATTTGACCGATGATTCCCCCAAGCTGACCACCAAGAGCACCCAATCCACCCCCTTCTCTAATTGCAACAGGTAATCCACCGACTGTGACAGTTGGGACCTGCTGAAGAAATGATCCACCCATGTGAAGGCGATCCATTACAGTAGATTTGAGTTCAGAAATAATATATGCTTCCGCTTTTGTGACGAATCCCATCAGCCATCTCCTCCGCCGATAATCGTTTCAGTTTTTGGGTATATTCTCTTACCAATTTTATCCACAACAACATTTGTTACCGTCGACGCAATTGCAGCCTTTATGTCTGAATCTGGATTGAAGTCTATATTTCGATTCAACGCTTCTGTAGAAACCTGATCAATTTTATTCAGGAGAGTATACTTCAGATCATCTTTCAGACTCAAGATAGAACCTTTAGAGTCATTCACCATTCCTTCGAATGAGAACGTTCTGTCTGTTAGTTCTCCCAACGGAACAAGATTTGAAGCAAAGTCCTTTAGAAGTCCATCAGCGGCATTTTTGACTTCTGTAAATACAGATGATACAGTCGAAGTTACACCCTCTAATGCCTTACCGAGCATAGATTTTTCTGATATTGAAACCTTTTTCGATGTCACTGCAACTTCCTCTAAACTTTCTGCAGCAATTCCTCCAGAAGCAACATTTGCTGCGGAATTTGCCGCTTCAGATACTTCTTCTGTGGATGGTGTGGATCCGCCACCCTTCAATCCAGTTCCAGATGCACTTGATGCAGATCCAGATTGTAGCCCAATTTTTCCTGCAGGAATATCGACTGTTGCACCAGCAAGAGCAGCAGTTGCGCCCTTGAGAGAAAGTTTGCCACCAGAGGTGAAGTTTCCAGACCCACCAGCTTTTAGATCCATTCCACTTGTTGATTCAATTTTTACTGAGCGACCTTTGATTCGAATATCACCATCAGCTGCCATATTGATGGCTTTTGCCTCAATATTGATTGTTGATGTTTTCATATTGAAATCACCATCAACTGTAATCGCTGCTTTGCCTTTGATATAGATGTAATCGCTTCCCATGATCACAGTGTAATTATCTTTTTGCACTCGTTCTACTCGATTACCTGCGCTATCAATCTCAATAAATGATCCATTTCGATGAGCCAAATGAACTCTTTCTTTTCCAGGTGTATCATCAAACTCTAATGCATGACCAGACTCTGTCTCCAATGCATTATTGTATGGGTACTTTGTTGCGTAGGCTGGTGCAGGTTCACTCCAAGAAACACCACCAGCTGATTTGATACCTTTCTTGAGATTCTTTTTTCTTGTCTCAATAATGGTTCCTTCTGGTTTTCCGCGACCAAGTCTATTTGTTGTTGGTTCTTTTGTATATTTTGATTTTGGATACTGCTCAGCATTATCATTTGGCTTTTTAGGGCGAACGCTGAGTGTTGTTCCAGGATCGCTAAATCCTTTTTGATAGTTTGGTTTCTTGTCTGGCTTTCCTGGCAAAACCCCCATAATTGCTGGGTTCTGCGCACTATCACCGTCAATAAAAAACCCAAAAACCATATCACCTTCTTTTGGCGTATAACTATTTGGATTGTTTACTGGAATTACAGGATGTGCCCAAGGAAGCGTATCAGTTGGGATTTTGATTTTATCTTCCGTGTGCCAACCAAAGCAACGCACGCGGACACGACCAAGCTGCTCTGGATCATTGCGATCTTCTACGATCCCAATCCACCAGATAAATCCCTCAAGTCCGATAAAATTTTTCTTTGCTCCTGGCATCACTTACCCTTCTTTGATAATCTATTCAAGCCTTCTTTTGCGCCTGGAACTTCTTCAGCATAAGAATCAGACACTAATTCTGCAATTGATTCAAACATATCTTCTGTAAATTTATGATTCACAGAAGTGACTAGATATTTACCAGTTCTCTTTTTATCTAATTTTTTACCTGATTGATTTGCAGACTCGAACATTGGAAATTCATAATTCACAACGTCGCCAGCCTTGAGTTCAATATCTCCAGGAATTATAACTTTGATTTTGAAATGGTTGAGCATAACCATATGCATTGCTCTTGGTAACAACCAATATTTTACGTCGTTACTCTTTTCTGATGCTGTGTCATTGATTGAGAGATATGTTCTAAAAAATGATTCTTTAGAATCAAAAAGCGTTTGATCTTTAGCATTCTTGAATGTGTTCACAGGTTTGAATTTGTTTATCAAATTACCTTGGGATTCTGCAATGT